TTTGGATCTATTTCTTTCTCTACTGCAAATTTTAAAACTGAAAAATTAAAACCTCTTAATACACCTGAATCAACAAAAATTATTTTATCTAAACTATCTAATTTAGGTATTAATTTATCTATTTCATTTCTATATTGTTCATAATTATATTCTTCACCGTTTGGATAAGGCATATCTAAACTAAAATAGTTTAAAGGTTTGTTATCGTTTAATGAACTTAAATCATGAATTAAAATTTGGCCAACAATACCGGAAAATTCAGGAGAACAAATCACTATAGTTGGTGCTTTATCGCACCAAACACTATTTTTAATATCTGACGATAATTTAAAAATATCACTAAATTCTTTTTCTCTGTTAATCTTGAATAACATCGTTACTATTTATTCTTCTATTCCATGATTCACTAATACACCTTATTGCCGTAGGTTTGTGGTCATTTTCTATTTGCGGCCCCATAGCGCCACATTTTGTACACATAATATTCCAAAAACGTTGGCTACCTAACATTTGCCATTCAATCAATTTTTTACTGTTACAAAAAGGACAAGGTTTAAGATCATACTTTTTAGCCATAAGTGTATTATATACACAATCTTAGCATTTCAATTTTTTTACAATCTCGTGTTCTCCGTTTTCATTCTGTCTACTGTAAACAGCTACGACACCTCTTCTTTGTACTACTTGAGTCGCTGCTTCATTAGCTAAAGGTATCGCAAGTTCAGTATCTTTATGTTTTAACATACCATACACAAAAGTAGCTAACCAAGTATCACCAGCACCGCATAAATCAAAAACTTCAACTTTTTCTACAGGGTAAATTTTACCGTTATATAAACATCCTTTATCACCTAAAGTAACAATTAATTTATTCTTCCATTCCTCAAGATTAATATAAGGTTTGATATCCTCATATTCCTTCTCGTTCATTTTTATAAATTGCGCTTTCTTACAGTAATCCCCAAGTACCTTTTTAGTTTCAATAATAACGTTACCGTGTAACCTACAAATATATTCTATACTATTTTCCGAAAGAAACCCCTTACAGTAATCTGATATAACAACGCAGTCATAATCGTTTAATGTTCTTCCTACCATAAGTTTAGAAGCATCTAAGTTTGTAACTCTATCAGTATTATCTACTCTAAGAAAAGTATGATTGGTAAGTTCATCTACATAACGTTGTTTAATTAACTCTTCCCTATTGTGAAAAAAATCAGGTTCAATACCTAAACTTTTTAAGTTGTTGACAACATTACCAGCCATACCATCATCAATAACTTCTCTACCAGGGGTAAACACAGGAGCAGGGTAATCAGGACATAATCGAAAAGCTTTTCCGTAAGTAAATTTATCTATACATTTTTCTCCAATAACGAGAACTTTCATATAGATAATTAAAAAAGAAGACAAAAAAAACCATGCAAGCCCCACCTACTTAGCTATAAGTACCACCACATACTATATAGCCCACAAACTAACTTGCATGGTCAAATTTATTTATATCTATTTATCTAACTTCAACTATTTATAATGTGTAATATAAAGTTTATGAAAATCTGATTCCTTAACTGGGTGTTCGTATGAAATCAATTTATTATTAGTTATCTTAAATTGTTTATTAGTCAATATACTTCCTGTAAAAACATCTTCTAAACCAAAATTAGTTCTTTTAAAATAACCTTGATATGAAATTAAATCTTTAATTGCTTCATATGAAAATATAACACATTCCCCGGAACAAAATTGCTCAGGTAGTTCTCCTTTATAAACTTCTCTTACTTTATAGTTTTTTAAATGATGAAATTTAGTTCTTATTTGCTCCTGATTTTCATCATTAATATCTACCTTTTTACCTACATAATCTCCTTTAAGTTTATCAAAGTCTATTTCATCTATATTATTAATAAATGTATCATCATCAATTTTAATTATATGAGAATATTCAGATAATACTTTTTTATACTTACTAAAAAATTTATAAAGCTTTTTATGTACTGTAGATATTCTATCAGGTATATCAATATACACATCAAACCATTGAGGTTTACCATTACCGTGATTTTGAATCAAAAAGTTTCTGTTACCTCCATAAACGTAAAAAATGTCTACGTTATCAGGTACATGTTTAAGAAAGGTATTAATACCAGCTAATTTATAACCGATATTATTTTCAAAAGTGGGTATAACTATTGCGTATTTATTCATCATCGCCTGGTGGTTTTATTTTTTCTTCTTGACCAAAATAATTGTTAAATCTTATATCTATATTACCATCTAATATTTTTTTAAATGCTTCTTGCATACTACCTTCAAATATTTCCAAATTAGAAGAAAATGTACCCCAATTTATTTTAGCAAAATCTAAAAACATATTAATGTATGATAATACTTCAATTTCTGTAAAAATATTATTGTAATTATCAATAAAATCATCTAATGCCACATTATATTCTTCAAAGAACTTATCATAAAAATAATCTTTATTAAATCCCATGAAAGCCCCAGTTGACGAAAAATAAGTAAAACAACCATCAGCTTTTTTTCTATTATGTAACCTCTCTCTAATAAACTTTCTTGGCTCTAAATTAAGAAAACTATTACCACAAACTACATTACCATATTCTTCAACAATTTTTAAAATGTTATTATAAAATTTAGGACAAAAAATTGCATTTTCGTTTTTAGGGTAATAATTATCCCATTTAATTAATTCCCAATCATGCCATGTACCACCGAATTGTTCATTAATATAAGATTCATTTGACAAAGCAGCATCAAACCAGATAGCATTTTTATAATCAAAGTTTTTGAATACATAATTAAAAAATTCTGGTCTTACACATGCCATTGGAGGGTTCCAACAATATAATTCTTTAGGATTTTGGTCAACTATTCTTTTACTCTGCGACCAATGTTTATTATATCTAGTGTAGAAATTTTGTAACTTTATAGGTACCGGAATAATTCTATTTAAAAACTCTTTATCTGGAATTATATCGTCTAATAATTCCATAGCTGTCATTTCCCTTCCTTTAAACCAAATAGGCCTATCGTTACAAAAAAGAATGATAGGTTTGTTAAATGCAGCTAAACTGTACATACCACCTGCATAATGATCACAAGTCATACCTCGTGTAAGAGAAGGTTCTAAACCTTGATCTTCTCTCACATAAGGATCAACTTCGTACATAGCTGATATAACACAATCCATACAGTAATTTAGTTTTTATCCATATATATCCATAAAAAAAGCGGCCACCGAAGTGACCGCTTACTAGAAACTAATTACTTAATTACGATTTCTTTTACTTCTTTCTTAGCTTTCTTAATTGAAGGTACTACAATACGAAGTACGCCATGTTCTAACGTTGCATCTAACAGATTTACGTCATAAACTCTACTATCGAAACCGAACGACCTGTTATAACTTTCTTCTTTTGTACCACCACTAGTTGTAATATTTCTAGAAGCGTTGATATATACTTGATCACCTTCTACTGTCATTTTAAGGTTATCTTTAGTTACACCAGGTAGATCAATTTCACATGTAAATTGGGTATTTTGTTGATTGAATCTTACCTTATCGTCCGTAAAGGAGGATTTTCCTAACGAAAAAAACGGATCGTTGAAAAAGGTATCTAATAGATCAGAGCTGTACCGTCCCGCTCTCGGACTTCCTAAAACACTTAATAATTTACTCATAAAATTATTTAATAAACTAAACAAAATAAATCAATAAAATTCCCACCAACCCACCCCTGTTTAGTTATCAGTTATACTCCTTCAAAAGTTTAGCGTAAAAACATTAGCCTCTTCTGGTAAAGAAATATTATTGTGTTTTAAAAGATCAAATGAATTTAAATCTTTAGTTGTATTTAATGTATCTTGCATACTTTCTGTTAACATAGGTAAATAAACATATCCGTATTCCTTTTCATTATAACCCATAAAATTATAACCTAACTTTTTATAAAAAGGAATAGCATCTTTATCACACCACATTCTTATACATTTACAACCATTATGAAAACCATTAAACCATGCTTCTTCTAATAACTGTTTAGCTACCCCTTGTTTTCTATAACGTTCACATGTAAACAATCTCTTAATATGTAATGCATTATTTTCAAATGTGTATGCAATACCACCAACAATATTTTTACCGGGTAATGAAACTGTATTAGTTAATTCAAAACCTATTTTTATAGGAAAATCCCCCCAGTAATTATTTTCATCCCAGTAAGGTACAATATCATTATGGGTATAATCATAAGCCCACTCGTCATAATATTGCAAAAAATGACATCTTTCGAGAAAGAATTCTCTACCTGCTGAATATGTAATAAAATTCATTTAAAAATAATATAATAATATTAAAAATCATCCACTAAAGCGCCACTGGATTGATACTCAATAACTCGAGTTTCAAAAAAGTTTTTAGCTTTTAACAAGTCTTGTACTTCTGATAAAAAGTCAAAAGGATTACGATCAGATTCAAATCGGTGTTCAATACCAACACCTTCAAGTCTTCGGTTACCAATATATTGCATGTATTCAACAAACATATCAGCGTTAAGACCTAAAATACCATTAGGTAAAACGTCTCTTGCATATGCAATTTCTAACTCAACCGCATCCATCAAAATTTCAGTCAACTCTTCTACAAACTCTTCTGTCCAAATTTCAGGATGTTGTTCTTTGATTTTATTAATAAGGGTTGAACCAAACTTAATATGGTTACTTTCATCCCGAAGAGTATATTCAATCTGTTCACCAATACCTGGTAACTTATCCTTCATTGAAAGTAACATAGCAAAACCAGAGAAGAAAAATGTACCTTCACAAACAATCCAATATAAGAAAGCTGCTTTTAACAATTCTTGTTTACCTTCAAATGTATCAACGTCAATATCTTTTGAAATACCACGAGTTACATTCATTAGAAACTCATCTTTTGCCTTAATAGAAGGTATGTTACTGTATGCTTCGTAAACATCAGCAATATCTAAAGAAAGGGAATCACAAATATGAACAATTGTATCGTTATGTAAACATTCTTCCCAAATCTGACGAGACATATACTGCCTACATTCAGGGTCGGTAATGTACTTGTATAATGTTACTAAGTTATTACCAACAAGACTTTCACTACCAGCAAAGAAACCAAGAGTACGTTTAGCTACATGTTTTTCTTCTTCTGTAAGTAAATCACTATTCCAATTTTGAATATCTCTTGTCATTGGAATCTCTTCTGGATCCCAATTGTTACGTTTACCTGTCTTATAAAGATCCCATGCCCATTTATTTACATGTGGTAAAATTTGATTTACACCTGCTGATTCGTTTGAAAGTATTTGACCCGTCTTTGCCATATAAAATTAATTATATAAACTCAGCGTAATATCACAAGAAGATTTTTTTCTTTAATTCTTCAAAAACTTGAATGCCGGTTTCTGAAAGCTGATTTTCTATCATTAAAAAAGTTTCATAAATTTTTTTCTTTTTGATAGATTTGATAAATACGGGATCTAGCCCCATATGCTCGTATATAACATATAGGACTAGATTTAGTTCATCTTCAGTTAATGAATTTAACTGATCTGTTGATAATCTTACTGACATGATTCACAATCTGGATTATCAATACTACATGCAACCACCGTACTTTCTTGAGCCGCTGTAACTTCTTCTTTCTTTACGGTCTTTACTGTACTCTTTTCAATTTGACTTGCACCTTTATTACGTAAGTAGTAGGTCGTTTTTAATCCAACTTCCCAAGCATGCATATACATATCGTTAAGAGACTTCAACGACGTTTGATCATTATATAGATTCAAACTCTGACCTTGATCAATCCATACTTGTCTTGCAGCGGCAGCAGAGATTAACTTAATCTGATCTTGCTGGAAAGCTGTTTTATACTTATCTTTAAGTCTATTCTTATCTTCTCTACTTACTCCCTTAGGAAACTCATAGAGCGTCAAATCTCCGTTACATGCTTTAAGATTTTCTAACGCTTCTATATTCCAAGAACCAATAGCTTTCATATCTCTGATGAACGCATCGTTGATCATAGTAAAATCACCTGATAACGTACTGTAAACAAAGATGTTATTATAATATGGTTCAATACTCTGAGCACAACCAACAATGCTACTAATAGTAGCGGTAGGAGCGATTGCCATTGTATTAGAATTACGCATACCATGCCGTTTTACATGATTTCTTACAGATTCCCAATCAAGAGTTTCTGTTACATCTATGTCTTTTCCACGATATTCACACAGCTTTTTGTATGTATCAATAGGAAATATACCTTGATCCCATAATGAGCCCTTATATGTTGAATAAACACCACGTTCTTTTGCAAGTTTTGTACTAGTATTAATAGCATGAAATGATATAAATTCATAGATCTTACCTGATAAGTTGATTGCGTCATCAGAATCCATGTTCATATCTAGATGATAAAACATATCATGCCAGCCCATTGAACCGAGACCAATAGGTCTGTGTTTCGTATTAGAGTTTCTTGCTTCTTCTGTAGGGTAGAAGTTAATATCAATAACATTATCCAACATTCTAATAGCAATCTCTACTGTATTTTGTAACTTATCGTAATCTATATTATTATCAGTCAAATGCTGCTTTAGATTGACACTTCCAAGATTACAAACAGCAGTTTCACCAAACTCTTTTACCTTACGACTTCCATCTTCCTTATAGGTACTTGCTTTTGTATGTAATAAAATTTCAGTACAAAGGTTAGAACTATGTACAACACCTTCATGTTGATTACTGTAACGTAGATTCGAAGGATCTTTGAATGTAATCCACGGGTGACCCGTTTCGAAGATCATTCGGAGCATCTTCTTCCAAAGTTCCTTCGCATCTACTTTCTTGAACGTCTTAAGTTCACCAGCCTTACCTTTTTTAACACATTCTGCATACTCATTTTCGAACTCTTCACCCCAGCTTTCGTGAAGTTTCGGACACTCATATGGACTAAACAAATACCAATCGCCATTCTTCTTAACTTGCTTAATAAACAAGTCAGGAATCCAATTGGCCGTATTCATATCATGAGTACGTTTGCGTTCGTCGCCTGTGTTTTTCTTCAGTTCAAGAAATTCATTGATCTCACCATGCCATGTTTCAAGATAACCACAACCGGCACCCTTACGTTTACCACCTTGGTTAACAGCAACTAGCATATCATTATAGATCTTCCAAAAGTAAACTGCGCCTTGAGACAAACCGTTAGTGCCTCGAATAAGATTACCAGCAGGTCTAAATGGAGTTAAGTCCATACCTAATCCACCTGCATACTTACTCTTGAGTGCCTCTTGGTGCAAGCCATCGAAGATACCGTCAATACTATCTTCGAAAGTTGAAAGAAAGCAGGATGAAAGCTGATTATGAACACAACCAGAATTAAACAAGGTAGGCGTAGATGACATGAATGTAAACGTCGACAGGACGTCATAGAACTTTTTAGCCCACTCGTTCTTATTTTCTTCTTTGATTGCAAGTCCCATTGCAACTCTCATCCAAAATGCTTGAGGGGTTTCTAACCTCTTTTGATCGATATGAAGAAGGTAACGATCATAAATTGTTTGAATACCAAGATACTCAAAATTATCGTCGCGTTCAAGCTTTAGATAATTAGAGAGATCTTTAAGATCAAACTTATTAAGTTCTTTTGATACAATACCTTGAGTAATAAGAGTTTTTAAGTTAGTGATAAAACACTTACGGTATTGTAGTTCATAAGCATCTTGGTCTGCGCTTTCTTTAAATACTTCTTTTACTATAGTCTTATGCAATAGTCTTGCTGCTACTTTCTTATAAAGAGGTTCTTGTTCAATCAAAGCTCTTGCAGACTTAATAAGAGACTTATCAATATCTGAAGTTTTAACTCCGTCAAATAGTTTAATTCGTGCATTATAGATAATACTATCTACATCAACATTGTCTAGATTTTCGCATGCCCGGACAACGCAAGCTTTAATCTTGCTCTCGTCAAAAGCAGCTTTCCGTCCATTTCGTTTAATTACATTCATATCAAATTCTATTGCTAAATATATAGGCTGTCAACCCGGAAATTCTCTGGTAAAAGGGTACATTTTTATTTGTAAAAAATAGGTCTGTATTAATGTACTGATCACTCATACTACTTACATTATCAAAAGGGTAAATACCCATATCATACAATTCGTATGAGTTTTGTGTATCGGCATTAAACTCGGATAATAAAGTTCGGTATTCTTTAAAATCTGAGGTACAAGATAAAAGTTTTATTAGATGTTTATAATTATAGTTACCTTCTAGAAATATACCATAAAAATGTCTATTAGTATCAGTGTGTTTAATCCGTACTGGATTTAAACTTTTATCAATAAGTAGACGTTGTTCATCGTACTTATTTTTTATCTGAAAACCGTAAAACAGAAATGAATCGTTTTGTAAAAACTCAGTGTAATCTGCGTAACTTAAAGACAGTGAAGTATCACTTTGTAAATCTATTGGCACTAACATAAAACTATTATAAAAAAATGCCGAATTAGATCAAGATATTGGAAAGGTTCTAATTAAAATAAGATTCGGTAAACTATAAACTTTACCGAATTTTGATGAAGGTTCTTGAATTGTAATAGTAACTTTATCTCCGGTTACTACAGGGCCTTGTATAATTTTTCCGCCTACTTGACGAATAACTTTAATTGCACCAGTATTTACGTCAACAGTCTTTAAAGTATTATCATTATGTAAAGTAACCGTGACTAAATCTTTGTGCATTTAAGTATTTATCACTTCTTAGCAGTAGTTTTCTTATCTAAAGCTCCTAAAATTTGTTCTACTTTATTGTTAATATCTGTAAGCAGGGTTTTATTAGCTTCAATAGAAGCATTTAATACATTAACGGTTTGCAATGAGGTGTTCAATTCATTTCTTAAACTACTAATTTCAATGTCCTTTTTATCAAGCTGTTTAAAAAGGTCGTTAATTTTTTGAATTTCGTCTTGTGATAGTGCCATATAATCATTTATTGCATAGGTTGTCCTAATCCAGGTGGGGGGGTAGAAGATTGTGTTTGCCGCTCATTTTGTTTTTTAATTTCATCTGTTAGGTGTTTAATTACTATTTTTGTTTCACCTGGGGTCATTTTAAGATAATCAGAAGGCGGTATATGTAATTTACTACTACATATATATTCGTAATATAATAAATTTTTTAAACTATCTGATAAACTAAGTTTTAAGATAGAAAACAATTCTTCTTGTTTAAAGCTGAAAGAATATTTAGTTGAATCCTTTTCGTTACGAATCTCAAATAGATTAACTGTTTTCTGTTTAAGTTTATAAGTATTATCTTTTATTTTTTTTAATAATTGATAAGGTAAATTTTCTAAATATTGTTCAGATTCATTATAAGTTAAATTTCCTAAAAATATTTTTTCATCTTCTATTTGAATTTTGTTGACACAGTCATAAAATGAGTTAAAGAAAGAGATTTTAACTGGAAAACCACACGTTACTTTTATTCCGTTATATTCTACAGTAAAGTTTTTATCTTCATAGTTATCTAATATAATTTTTTCTATATAGGATATACTGATAGAGTTTTTTGTTTTATCTTTTGAAACTAAATCTAATGTACCTCCTAAACAATTTTTACGTACATTGATAAGTATTAAAAATTTATCTAGACAATTTATGTTGTTTACTTCTTTTACTAATTCATAAACTAGATTATCTAAGTATTCACAGAGTAATTCATTATCAGACGTCTCTATAAACTTTTGAATAGTGATTAAGTGGTGATTTGTTATTTCTTTACAGTATACTTTTCTACCTTTTGTTATTTCTACAGGATAGTAAAAGTCTAAACTCACATATTATTTTATAATAATATTAAAATCCTCCACGCTGGAACGGAGATATGCGAGGTATAAGTTTATTCAAACCGCCAGATGATATTTTGTTAATAATATCAGGTAAAGGTAAATATAAATTGTTTTGAATAGCATAATTTGAATAACTCCAAGTAGTAGAATTTATTTCCATTGCTTCTGCATCATATGTAAGATTTTGATTGCTTACTGATATAGGAAAACAATTATAAAACGTCCAAATCTTACGAGGTATTTGAGATAACTTTTGATATGATCTAGTAAATTGTAAAATAGAAATAGTTGTTGACATATCTCTAAAATCTCCAGGTGGTCTTGCAACAAAACCAAAATGACTTGATAGCATTGACCATGGTCTTACTACGAAATCAGCAAATGATGTATTTGTTTCTCTAAATTGTATAGTTAAATTATCAAAAGTGTTTTTACCTTCACTAACTTGACCGGGAATAAACCCTCTTTGTTTATCTCCAAATATTTTATTTTTAGATACGGCTAAATTTTGAGAACTTGGTATATTAATACCTTGAGCAAATACACAACCAATAACTTTATTAAGAGGGTATGATTTTAATATACTTACTGCTTGTGATATATCAAAATTATTGATATTACCTTGTCTGTCTTCTAATGATTGAATTACTTGTGTTTGTAATAACTGAGGATAACCTTGAATTAATAACATCCATTGCGTTCTTAATGGAATAGTTGTAAACCAAGACTCCATTTGAGTTAAAAAGAAGTCTCTTGTACTTATTAAAGGTGTACCAGGTACCGTAAAACCAAAAATTGATGTAACTGAAGGTTGAGATAGAGGGTTTTGACCAGTGAGTAACCCACTTGCGTTTTGACCTATACCTCTTATCACATCTGTAAATGGATTATTCACTAATATTATTTAGGTTTGTTATATAATGTAAGGGTACCTTTAAAGAATTCTTTTTTACACTTATATTTTTTAGATAATGACATCCAAACTTTTTGAGCTTCATCACTTGCACTATGAAAACATGTTTTTAATGCTCCTTCTTTTTTAATTACATGTTCATATAAACATTTACCGTAACCTTTACCTCTAAATCGGTGTTCTATAAAAGAAGAACCGACAAAAAGATAATCGTCTTGCTTTTTGTCGGTATATACTGATAAACAACCAGCTCTAGAACGTTTGACGTTCTTTTTAATGTACATTACATATTCTGTGAAGGCCGGTCCTTTATCGACCTCGAATATAACCTGTGTCATAAATCATATTAACGTCGTCTGAAGTAATGGTAAGCCATTGTTGCATTAAATGTAACAAACTGACCACTACCTGATGAAATGTTGTAAGATAATTCACCAACATTTCTAACTGAAGCACCAACTAACTGGTATTGAGCAATTGCATCTAATTGTGTGTCTAACTGAACTAAATCAATAACAGCAGATTGTCTTGGTGCAAAATAATTACCCGTACTAGTTGCATCATCAAAGATGTCTCTAGACATATCTTCAAACTTTTGTCTAATTTGGGAATTTTGATCACAGTAAAAGGTGAGACTATAACCATCACTACCAGGGTATGTTACATTTCCTGGAACATTAAATGTTAATCCCATGTAAGGTACTGGTACATTTGTTATATTTCTACCCGGTAAATTAGCAGCAGTACAATATACAAGATCGTCTTCATCAAAAGTAACGGTGCTAGCACCGCCAGAGTCTAAACTTAAGACTCTGAATTGAAAATCTCTTGCGAAATCACGTTCTACTGCTACTCTGTAAAAATCAGAAATTGTTTGACGTACGTCTGGCATATCATTATTTATGCTAACTAGTCATCTTTTGATAAAAAAAGCCAGG